GAATGTCTAACTTGTTGTCCATTAACACCAACCCCAAATTCAAACATCCTACATGACTTCCACGCCACAGGAGCAGTCCACGGGATGTAAACCTTAAGCTCCTTTTGCTGGGTCATATCCCACGTGATGTAAGCTGGTACTGACAATGACGAACTAGGATCCAAACCATCCAACACTTCTGTGTCGTACATAATGGCACATCTTGCAGAAGACAAAGGGCTCATCACAGCAGTCCACGTGATGGTAACACCACTAGCACGAAACCACTGAAAAGCATACGTCAACATTGCTGCTGTCGGAAAGTTTACTGTGGCAGGATAAGGTTTAGCGTGTCTAGACACCAAACCCGGCGCAAGGACAAGCGCACCCACTAACGTGTTCTCAGGTGCAGTCGAGTCAAGAGCAAACATACCCAAAGTAACCCTTCTAGCACAAATTTTAGCAACATCCGTTTCGTCCGTCTCGGGTGCATTAAGACGATTTGTAATTGAAGTCCCTAATGGGACAGCAACAGATGACCCGTCAGAAGTAACCAAGTTGGACATCTGATTCACAAGAGAGTCAAGAGGGGGCACCAACATCTGTTTAGACTTACCGTTAGCAGCTTTCTGACGAGGTTCAGCTAAAGAGGTAATAGCTTGGACAGCCCCATCTGCAGCCACTTTTGTCAAGGCAGCACCAATAACCTCCATTGTTGGTACCACATGCATGGCATCCACAACGTCCCCAGTAGTCAACCCCACAGCTGCTGTCATGGCACGAGGGACTATGAACGTGGTGTACTCATCAACAGGGTCAGGACCATCAAATAGCAACGTGTACGATCCATTTGCCATCTTATGCCTCATCTGATCCTGTGTACAGTACATGTTCTTCCACGTAAACTTGTATTCAGTTGCCTTCTCAGTCATATGGTCCATGATTCTCGTGTAAACAGTGGCTGAGTGCATGGCAGCCTCATACTGTATTGTGGGTGCAAGCTGGAGATAATGGGCTCGCTCTCCACCCTTAGTCGTTATCCAGTAATAGTTCAATGGACCAACCAAAGACTGGAGTGCTAATGGTGCCATAATCCAACCAAGGGTCTCATCCTCAACAAACGTCCTGGACAAAAACTCTGCATCTGAGACCGGGGCCACGTCAATCCCCGGTTCCTTTGACACCTTAGTTAGCTGAAGACCAGACTCACACGCGGCTTGATGATACTCTTCCAATTGGCTGTTACTCACAGGCGAACTCATAATAAGATCGTCCCCATAGGTCAACGCACCCGTATCGAAGAACGCTTTAACAGCATCATCCGGAGATAGGTTTCGAACCTTCTTAATCGCGTAAATGTGGGAGATCATCGATGTCAAACCATCAATGGTACTTGTCCCATGCTCGCCAGACAATACCCCATCCTTCATGTCTAATAGAATGTCCCCCATTTGAACAACCCTATCAGGACGTGACATCGTACGCAACGCTAGTCTTCGTGGGTCATCCTTCTCCAATCCAAGAGTAAGGAGAACGCAATCCATCACAGTGAATGCCAATGCGTACAAATCAGCTACGACATTCAAATCATAGGATGCACCATCACATGCTAGCACATCACCGTTCAGACCTCTAAAGACTTTTGCCCAATCCGGTGAACCGGGAACCAAGCCAACACCCAAACCTGTTGCTAGGGGATGTTTCTTGGTGAATCCGGTAAACCAACCAATCGAATAACGACCAGCTAACAAAACCATCAACGGACAACTGTAGAATGTCCGAGCCGTCTTACCATGAACACGAAGTTCATCCTTCGGTAATGCAATAAACGACCGATCTTTGACCGAAAGGCAATCAGACAACTTTCCACCCGCGTCAATTGTTTCGATCATCTTGTTGTAGGTTGACTGCAGGTAATTGAGTCCAATCTCACCATCTTCACCAACACCAAAATGTATCTCCTTTGTCCCTGAAACACCCTTTGACACATTCCCTGTGGCTCCTTTCGGTTTGATGGGAGAGAGGTTTAACTCAGATGAGCCTAACCAACTCTCACCAAGTGTTGGTGCGCGAACCTGATCTACCGTCAAACCTTCCTTAACACAAGTCTTGCCCATCCATTTTCCTAGTGCAATAGCCACGTCGCGATGTGATTCAGTAAGTGCAATATTTCGGGCTTTAGCCTTGATCATCTTTTGCGCAGTGACTCGGAGAGGATGTTCCACACCTGTAGGTGTTTGGCTCCAGGTCAGCTCTGCTTCCTTCTTAGGGTCACAACCAG